GTTGGCTCCACAACGAAGCCGGCTTTACAGGCTGTGATCTGTTATAGAGGCTGTAGACACTAAAAATTGTCCACAAGGCCACGAAGATCAAGCCCAGAACGAACGGGTTCAAGGAAGCGGGGACGAGCATCGCAACCCAACGGTTGTTGATGAAGACCCACAAATTGAAGAGAACGTGTAGAGGCAACCTTTGCCAGAAAGAAAGATGTGCAGTGGTGAAGTGGAACAATAGAGCTGGCAAATACTTGACAGCTTCACGAGGGCTCCACCCTCCAGGCACGAGGACGTGAATTGCAAATTCGAACAACCCAAATGCGTATCCCGCATAAGGGGCCCACAGACTCTTGATCATTTCCTCAACGGGAGGAGAATAAACACAGGTCGCGAGCAGTTGCAATTGCTCTTCTCTACTGGGAGGAGTAATGAAGAATTTAAGTCCAGCTTTCAGGGCCGACAGCGAGGCACTCGCAGTGCGCAAGCGTAGCTTTCTGGTCAGATAGAAAACACCCAAGCCCATAACACAGGCACCTAAGAGGATCGAACCAAAACTCGTGGTTTCGGTTTTCTTCGGAGCAGCTCCTAGTGCTTTGAGTTCTGTGTTATATGAATGAATTTGGGCTCCAAACAACGAATTGGTTGAAGACATCATCCAATGACGCCTGTCGAGATCCTTGAGGAGAGCAGCAAGAGCTGTCCTTTCCAAAGACAGACAGAATGTCTCGGGGAACGCACGAGCCATTCGTTTCCAGACATCTTTCGCTAAGAGCTGTTCGCGCAATGACTGCACGAGGCCGCGGAAGATGTAAGGCCCAACTTGTCTAAACGCTAGGAGATCTGTTGCATACTGCATCAGTTCTACGTTTACGACTATTCGCTCTTTGGTCCAGAGGAGGTCGCACAAGAATGGGGAGGAAACCGTGTAGGGAAACACGTATCTTGCAAGGAACGAGCCAGGGTAGGCGTAACACTCAGACTCCACTTCCGCGAAGTCTGGTGGTAGGTGCGCAGAGCTTGTCGGAACGACATTTGCACGCGTAAAAATCACAAGAGCATAATCACCAAAGAATTCTTTGTAGGCCCAACAAATCTCCCCGTAGGTTTGCGCTTTCCATATCCAATCACACGAGTCGTGTGTATGGTATGCCTGCGCTGATTTGTCGGCAAAGAATTGGATTTTGCCTTCTTGCGTGCGTTGCCAAATGCCTTCACCAAATGCATGACCAATAGGTCCCCTGAATCGATGGCCGATCCAGAAAATGTACTGGTTTTCCTCCTCCTGCAAGAGCATCTCAACATATTCTGGGCTAAAGGGACCCACTGGAGTTTCATACACATCGACGAACAGTAGGGAGCCTTCGAATTCATCCGTGACTTGAGCCCATTGTCCATCGTTGCGCACTATATCCTGTGGCGCCATGCGAGGTTGGTATGTTGAGACCGTTATGCCATGTTCCGGGGGAACAGGATGCGGTGTGGAGTGAACATGCTTTGCCAAGCCAATGTCTCTCTCGTGTCCAAAGACCGACGTCAGATGTCTCACACCTAGGGAGTGCGCGACACCAAACGCTCGTACAGTGAGCACTTTACGAACTGCAGCCGACACTGGATGGGGACACTCAACGCCAGACCAATTGGTCGGTCTTACGACTGGAGTGATGCCCAACTTGATCAGCTGGTTCATGGCAGAAACTTGGTTTTTCGACAAGAGAACTTGAAATTTCTCTACGTTCTTTCTGAGTTGACGTTCGGGTGTGGTTTTATAGACCTCGTCCTTAAGAGAGATCGCAGGTCCTGGTTTGGGCATCGACACCTCCCGAGAGGGAGGGGGCCCGGCCTTGGCATTAGCTTCTTCGGGTGGTTGCGGGCCGCCCTCCGCGGGGGGAGGAGGAGCCTTTTGGCCACCACGCCTAGGAGGCTGTGCTTTGGCTACAGGAGCTTGCGGGGCGTTTGCAGCTGCTTGGCTCTCCGGAGCCACTACGGGTGCGTTGACGTTGGCGCCACGCTTACCCTGCTGATCCTTCGCCCCCTTCTTGCCACCGCGCCGTCCGCGGTTGCGAGGGGCCCTTTCTCGGCGGTTGCCTTGGTCGGGAGCTGCTGACCTGTTGTCGCGCTCTCCTTCCAATACTACGTTCGAGTCGGGGTGGTTGTTGTTGTTAATATTTGACATTTCG